CGACGGATTGCATTGGACGATATACGGCAGGAGTGCATATGAAGCACTTGTTTGTGAGAGGTATCCGGTGATTGTGCTGATGAATGGGAAAACACCTACTGGCACCAAAGTTGATGTTGTTGCATGGATGCCTATGCCAGAGCCATGCGAGTGTTAAACCGAGCGTTGCTAACACTCGCCGAGCGTAAAACGTGCGTTAATTGAGCGTAAAAGCAAAACAAGGAGGACTTATACATGAAGAAAAGAATTATCACAGTTTACGGTAACACAGAAAGGCTAATGAGGTGCTGATCATGCGTACAATAACCATATTTTGTGAAACATGCGGCGAACCGGTGCAAGCGCTGAGCATTGCACGCCGGTTCTGCCGGAACTGTGCCCGGGAACGAAACCGCATTTTCATGCAAGAAAAACGAGCAGCGCTGAAACGTGCATCACAGCCAGAACGTGCCGCACAACCGGCTGACTGGAACGATGTGACAGAAACCATCAGCAACCTAGTTGACCCCAAGCCTGGCGTATGCTACGTTGTACGCAACCGCATAACCGGTCGTGTGCTTGCGGATCGGCAGAACCAGGTGATCTACTTCCCGGATGTTGCAACGGCATATAACTACTTAGGCAGGCATTACCAGAATCGATTTGCTTATCGGTTGGAACGGAGGTATGGGGTATGACGAAAGAGGAATTGCTGCAATACGGCAGCATTAAACGTGAATTGGCTGACATACAAAAGCGGTTATCTGCATTGGAGAAGAATAAAGGCTACCACGGTATGGCTTACAGCGATACTCCACGGCAGCGAGGAGAACCAGTACCAGAAGCACAACGATATGTGGAACAAAAAGAAGCGTTGGAGCAACTGTACCTGAGAAAACAACGTGAGTTGTTAGAAAAGCAAGCATCAGTGGAAAATGCCATTACATTACTGCCACCCGATCTACGGCGACTAATGCGATACCGTTATTTGGATTGTATGACTTGCGAACAGGTATGTGTAGAGATGGCATGCTCATGGGATACGTTTCATCGATGGCATAAAAAAGCATTGGTGATGCTGAAAAATCGTATTGAATCGTACACTTAACCTGTGCTATAATAATATCATGAGAAATTAGCAAGGAAACTTTTCTAAAAAGCCTCACTCAATCTCACTTGAAATAATCTGAATTCCGTGGTATGATTATACTGACAAAATAAGAAAAATGCCGCAGGAGCAAATCCGAGCGGCATTTTTTATGCCATTTTTTGGAGGGAGGAGCTTGGCAAATGCAGAAAACTTAATTCCGTTTGACGAACGAACAGAGAGCGAACAGAGAGAAATTGCAAGAAAAGGTGGCATTGCCTCAGGCGCATCCAGAAGGGCATACAGGAGTTTGAAACAGGCTGCCAAGGCTTTTTTTAAGGAAAATGATAACGCCGCCATGCAGTTGATACAGGCGCTGTATGAAGAGGCAACAAGCGGCAATGTGAAGGCTCTGGAAAAATTACAGGATCTGATCGGCGAGACCGTCCAACGAGAGGAACTTGCCTTGAAAAAAAAGCAGATCGCAAAACAAGACAAGCCCAATGTCGGTATGTCAGAACAGCTGATTGCCGGCATGCTGGAGGAGGCACAGGAAGATGGCAGTATTCACGCCGAAGCAGCGGAAGTTGATGGGGCTGTGGAAAACACAGAAGCTGCGCCGGATTAACCTGTTGGAAGGTTCTGTTTCTTCCGGGAAAACATGGATTTCCCTGGTTTTATGGGGGTTTTGGTTGGCAACCATGCCGCAGGACAAGCTGTATCTCATGTGCGGCAAATCGCTGACCACCCTGAAACGCAACTGCCTGATTCCGCTGGAAGAACAATTCGGATCGTCTAATTTCCAGTTTTCTATGGCTGCAAAAGAAGCGTACCTATTTGGCAGGCGCATTTTGCTGGAAGGTGCCAACGATGCCCGGTCAGAATCCAAAATCCGAGGGCTGACCTTACAAGGCGCATATTGTGACGAACTGACACTGTTTCCGAGGGACTTCTTCGTGATGCTGTTGTCCCGTCTGCGTGTCCCCGGTGCAAAGCTGATTGCCACCACCAACCCAGACAGCCCGGAACACTGGCTGAAAAAAGAATACATCGATCGACGCACGGAGCTGGATATGCTGGACGTGCGTTTTTTGTTGGACGATAACACCAAACTGGATCCGCAATACGTACATGCGGTCAAATCGGAATACACCGGTGTTTTTTACGAGCGGTTTATTCTGGGGAAATGGTGCTTGGCGGAAGGCATCATCTATCAGCAGTTTACGCCCTCCTATCATGTCAAACAAAATGCTGTAACGGTTGGGAAATGGTACCTCTCTATCGATTACGGCACGCTTAATGCATTTTCTGCCGGGCTGTGGTGCTACGATGGCAAAACCGCATACCGTGCAGCAGAATACTATTACAGCGGACGAGATACCCACCGGCAGCTGACCAACGCCCAGTATTTGCGGCAGGTTCAGCAACTGGCAAAGGGGCATCCGATCACGGCTGTGGTGGTGGATCCATCTGCCGCCAGTTTCATTGAAGAACTGCGTTCCGCTGGTTTCACCGTGCGCAAGGCGAACAATGATGTCATCAATGGAATCTGTCAGGTTGCATCTGACTTGCAGCAAGGCAGATTGTTTTTTGCCCCGTCCTGTAAGAACTGCATTCGGGAATTCGGGCTGTACCGTTGGGACAGTCAATCCGGTGAAGACAAACCCGTCAAGGAAAATGACCACGCCATGGACGAAGTACGCTACTTTGTGCGCACTATTCTGCACGGTGGCGCAACGCTTCACCGCTTGGAAGGAGGAATCTAAGCTGTTTATTTTCAAGCCAAATGAATACCACACCGAATCAGCAGAAACACCGCTGACACCTGACCTGCTGCTGGAGTGGCTGGCGGCGCATGAACGGGAATGCCGGCGGCACCGATGCTTGCAGGATCTCTACCTGGGGCGGCATCCGATTTTGTTGGGACCCAAAAAGGAGCCGCACAAGCCGGACAATCGGATTGTGTGCAATTTCCCAAAATATCTGGTAGATACGTTGAATGGCTATTTCATCGGGGAACCGGTAAAAACCATTTGCCAGGATGCGCAGTATGCGGAAAAAATCGAACAAATTCAGCAGCGGAACGACCAGGATGACAACAATGCGGAACTGTCCAAAATTTGCAGCATTTACGGCTGCGGTTATGAATTTCTCTATTCCGGGGACGACTCCCTGCCGCATATCACCTATGCCAATCCGCTGGAAGCATTTGTGGTATACGATGACACGGTGGAGCGAAAGCCGCTGTATGGGGTGCGGTATTACTACGACCGGAAAAGTGTGCTGCACGGCAGTGTATTCACAGACACTCTGGAAATTCCGTTCCACGACAGCGGAGGGCTGCATTTCCTGGAAGAGCGAACCCATAAATTCCACGGCGTTCCGGTGATTGAATACATTGAAAATGAGGAACGAACCGGTGTTTTTGAGCATGTCATTACGCAGATTCTGGCGTATGATAAGGCGATTTCCGAGAAGGCAAACGATGTGGACTATTTTGCAGATGCCTACTTGAAGATTCTGGGCGCGAAGCTGTCCCGAGAAGATTTGCAGTGGCTGCGAAACAACCGCATCATCAACATGGAAGCCCCGGAAACGGATAAACTGGAAGTGGAATTTTTGCAAAAGCCAAACGCAGACACGACCCAGGAAAACCTGCTTGACCGGCTGGAAGATCAGATTTTCAATCTGTCCATGGTGGCAAATATCAGCGATGAAAATTTTGGGAATTCCTCTGGGACAGCACTGGCGTACAAATTGTTGTCTATGGACAATCTGTGCCGCATGAAAGCCCGAAAATTTGTTTCCGGAATGAATCAGCGGTGGAAAATCCTTGCAACGCATCCCCTTTCCGGTATTCCGGAAGATCTTTGGACAAAACTGGACTACCAGTTCACCCGAAACACGCCAAAGAATCTGCTGGAAGAAGTGCAGGCTGCTGCACAGATGGCAGGCATCACCTCGCAGCGCACGCAGCTGCGTGTCATTTCCGCAGTGGACAACGTAGACAAAGAGCTGGAACGCATTCAGGAAGAACAAGGGAAGGAACCGCAGGACGATCTGCGGCAGGAACGGACGGTGACGGAACCCAATGACGTACTGGGAGGAACGCAGGAAACGCCTTGACGCTTCCATGGCAAAAGATGAAAAACGACTGTTTGCCAAACTTGCAACCTACTATGACCGGGAAGCTGCCCGGCTAGATCGGGAAATTGCCGCCTACTATGCAAAATACGGCGAACAGGATGTGATTGCTTACCGGGTTTTGCTGCAAAATTTATCAGATGCAGACCGGCAGCTTCTCCTGGAACGCATGGATGCATTCGGCGAAAAATACCCGGAATATGCGCATTTGCTGCCGGTGCGGACATCCATTTACAAACTAAACCGGTTAGAAGGGCTGCGGCAGTCTATTGCTATGCAGCAACTGGAAATGGGTGCACAGGAGCAGAAACAGGCAAAGGCATTCTTCCAGCGCATGGCACTGCGCTATGCCAATGCCAGTGCAGAATATCTGGGATTCGGGAAGCGGTTCTACAGCGTGGATCACGATGCCATTCAGCGAATCCTGGGGAACGCCTGGTGCAACGCCAAGGACTTCTCTGCCCGGATCTGGGAAAACCGTCAAAAGCTTGCCCAAACATTGCAAACAGATTTTGTCAACGCATTCATTCGTGGAGACTCCTACCAGCGCATCAGTCGGATGATGCGGCAGAAGCTTCAGAATGTTTCCAAATCCAATATGGAACGGCTGGTTTTCACGGAAGATACCTATTTAGCAGCAGAATCCAGCATGATGCCGTTCTCCCAGTACTATGACCGCTATCTGTACGAGTGTGCGGACGGAAATGCCTGTGCCATTTGCAGAGCCTTGCAAGGGGAATCCTTCCCTATCCGTGACCGCATGCCGGGGCTGAACTTTCCCCCGATGCATCCATGGTGCCGCTGTACATTTACCATTGATCTGAATTCCCGGAATAAGAACCCGCTGCCGGCGGCTCGAAAAGCACAGAACCAGGCGAAAAGCCAGGCGCTGGAGCTGTTGACTTCTGCGGCGGATGGTGGTATAATAAAAATAGAATTTGAAACACCGGAATCCATGCAAAAGCATTACGCAAAACATGGTGAAGAATACGGAGATATTTCGACTGAATCTTATGTATCACTTGCAAATGAACTGGTAAACGCGCCGGCTTCCGATGATGTAGAAAAAATAGTTCGTTCTGATGGAAGCACTGCTATTTATCGGTTTTCAACAAATGATTTTCTTGTTGTCACAAAAGACGGCAGCATCAGAACATTTTTTAAGCCAAAGAACGGAAAGGAGTACTGGGCATATGAACACGAAAGAAATTAAGTGTCCTTGTTGTGGAAAAAGCACTGTTTCAGAGTATGATATTTGCGATATCTGCAATTGGGAAAATGACCCTGTACAAAGAGACAACCCGGAATTAAAAGGCGGTGCAAATGAAATGTCTTTGAATGAGGCAATCCGTGCTTTTGAGAACGGGAGAAAAGTAAAATAAAGAGAAATAAACGAGGCACACCATGGCAAAAGACGATTACTTCAAGCTTGTATATGCGATTCTCACAGAATTGTATGAGTGCAAGAAAAGCGGAACAAAGGTGCCGCTGGACGCGATACATCCGGAGCGATTTGGAATTCCTGTCAGCTATTGGCTGGATATCATGGAAGAACTTCTGGATGCCGGATACATTAGCGGCTTTGCGGTGCACACCACTAAAACCGGGCGGTACCTCTCTTCGGACTGGCTGGACAGCGTAAAGATCACAATGTCCGGCATTGCGTATTTGCAGGACAATTCCAAGATGAAACAAATGTATGAACTTGCAAAGGAAGTCAGGGACTGGATTCCTGGAATGTAAATTGAATCAGAATGAAAGCATCTCTCGTGAGGTGCTTTTTTCATACCCCAAAGGAGGAATCATGAAAGAAAGAGCCAAAGAAATTTTGCTGGGAAAGTTGAAAGAAATGGCAAAAATTGAACTGGATGATTTTTACGATCCGCAAGGCTATGCGGTGCTGTGCAGCGCTATGGCAGACCTGTATAATGCAATTTGCAGCGGTTCTGATTGAGAATGATCCTGAAAAAATAATAAAGTTAATCAATAATTAGCATCTGATTATTCAGATGTTATTTTTATGCCTGAAAGGAGAAAGAATGACATACAACCCAATAGAATTAAAAGATACAGCCGAAATGATGAACAGCGATGACTATAAAAAGCGATTTCAAGCGGAATATATTCAAGTTGTAATTCGATACAAAAAGCTAGAGTACATGCTTCGACGCTGGGACGAGGGAACGCTGAATTTTCAACCAACATGCCCAAGAGCAATCTACAATTTTCAGATTCGGGCAATGGCTGATTATATCGCATGCCTGGAAACTCGCGCAGTGATCGAAGGCATTAAACTGAGTGAAATCAAGTAGCTACCCGCCCCGACCATGGGCATAAACTGGCGGAGGGCGGAAACCAAAAACAAGCAAGCCTGTGGGTACGGCGTTTTTATCGAAAATTAGCATCTGAGTAATCAGGTGCTTTTTTTATACCAAAAATCAGAAAGGAGTGAATCCAATGCAGCTGTTATTCTTCCACCGGAAAAACTGTCCGCCCTGTGAACGAATGCAGAAAACCGTTCAGCAATACACGGAGCAGACACAGATTCCAACCTATGTATTTGATGCAGAGGATTGGTACGGCGGAAATGACATGGCAAAGCGGTATCACGTCAGGCACGTTCCGTGCCTGATTCTGACGGATGATTCCGGCAAGGAGGTCACCCGAACGGAAGCCGCACATAGCCTGGAAACCTTGCAGGCGGCATTTGACCCGTACATCGGAAAGGAGGAGATCCAACATGGAACCAGAGACAACCAATCAGAACCCGGAACAGGACGTGCAAAAGCCAGAGCCTAAGCCGGACACAAAAACAGACGAAAAGCCGGATGCAGCCCAAAAGCCCGACGCCCCGGCATTGACAGCGGAGGATGTTTCCGGTATGATTACCGCTGCTCTGTCCCAACTACAGACCGAGCAGACAGAAGCCCAGAAATTGGAAAATATGACCGGTCAGGAACGGGCAGAATACGAACGGGACAGCTACAAAAAGCAGCTGGACGACCTGAAAAAGCAGGTGGAAACCGCAAGGATGCAGCGCACTGCGCGGAATATGCTGGCAGAAAAAGGCATTCACCTGCCGGATGAACTGCTATCTTCCATTGTGACCGCCGAAGCGGATACGACCAAGCAGAATGTGGAACAGTTTTCCACGCTTTTTGAGCGAGCAGTGGAAGATGCTGTCAAGCAGCGCCTGAAAGGCGAACCGCCTAAACGTGGAAAGTCCGGCGGCACGCTGACAAAGGCAGATATCATGAAGGAAAAGGACCCACTGAAACAGCAAAAGATGATCCAGGAACACATGGATCTTTTTTAAACACGAAAGGAGTATCGCATTATGCCAAATGGACAGGAAACCACAACACCGCAGGCAACCGAAACCAATTTACTGGTGTCTGCAAATTTTGCGCGGGCAAATGAAATTTATTTTACCTCTATGTTTGGAGAATCGGTTCGTAAATTGACCGAAGCGCTTGGCGTAACCCGAAAGATCTCCAAGCAGGCAGGCACCACCTTGAAAACCTACAAGGTCACCGGCACCCTACAGGATGGGACCGTGGCAGAGGGCGCAACCATCCCGCTGTCGAAGTATGAAACCACCGAAACGCCGTTAAAGGAAATTACCCTGAAAAAGTGGCGCAAAGCCACCACAGCAGAAGCCATTCTGGAAAAGGGATTTGAACAGGCAGTCACGGACACCACTACCAAGATGCTGCGCCAGATTCAGGCTGGAATCCGCACCAGCTTTTTCAGCTTCCTGGCAACTGGAACCAGCACGGCAACCGGCGTTGGCTTACAGGCAGCCTTTGCCAATGCATGGGGTAAGATGCAGGTACTGTTTGAGGATGATGCCGTGGAAACCGTTTATTTCGTCAACCCAACCGATGTTGCCAACTACTTGGGCGGCACACCAATCAGCGTACAGAATGCATTCGGCATGAACTACCTAGAAAATTTCCTGGGGCTGGGTACGGTTATTATGAACGCATCCGTTCCGGCTGGAACGTTTTATGCAACCGCTAAGAACAATCTGGTGCTGTACTACATCCCGGCAGGTGGCACCGATCTGAACCGGGCATTTACCTTTACCACCGATGAAACCGGTTACATCGGCGTACACAATGAACCGGCATATGACAACATGACCAACAGCACCACAGCCATTTCCGGCGTGGAACTGCTTGCCGATCAGCTGACCGGCATTGTGGTTGGCACCATCGCCGCAAAATAATGGCACTACTGGAACTGGTACAGGCACGCTTGCAGGGCGAGCCTGGCGCAGATCAAACCGCACGTTTGCAGGCGCTTTGTGACCTTGCCAGCGTGCGCATTTGTTTGCGTGTAAAGGAATTGTCCCTTCCGCCGCTGCTGGAACCGATTGCCGCAGATGCCGTGGTGAAGCTGTGGCGCCGGTGGAACTATGAAGGCATTGCATCGGAAGGTGCTGACACCACCTCCACCAGCTTTGTGGAGGACGTTTTGGCAGAGTATGATGCAGAATTTGCCGCCTATCTGGACACCAGAGCGGAAACTTCCGGCGCAAAGGTGGTGCGTTTTCTATGAGATACTTTGCGGTGCATTTGCTGACGGAAACGCAAACCGGAACCGATGTACTCGGCAATCCCATTCAATCGCTACAGGCGCAGGAGCCTGCCTACAAAGGACGATTCACAGAGTGGACGGCGGAAGATATCGCCCTATCCGGACGGGAAATCACACAGACACAGCGCAAAATTCTGACGGATGCCCCGCTAGAACTGTGCAGACAAGCCGCTGCTGTGCGTGCCGGAAACACGGATTATCCAATTATTTATGTTGCCGATCTGCAGGGGCGTTGGCGGCTGCTGCATGTGAAGAAGGAGCGTGTTTCATGAGCAATTGCGAGTTGTCGGGTGTTGAAGCACTGGCAAAGGCGCTCTACGTAAAATCGGAAATCGATTTTGAAGAAGTATGCCTAAAGAATACAACAAGGCTGTTTAACACCGCTAAAAAAAACACGCCAACAGACACGGGAAAACTAAAAAACAGCCTACGCATGACACCACCTGCCGGATCGGATTCAGGCGAAGTTGGCTATACACGAGAATACGCCCCGCATGTGGAATACGGTCACCGCACAGTCTGCGGAGGATATGTGCAGGGGCAGCATTTCCTGCAACGATCGCTGGAAGAAGTACAGCCGCAGTTTCTGGCGGACTGCAAAAAGGAGCTTGGAAAATGATGCACCGAAAAATTGGATTTGCAGAACTTGCAGCAGCCGTGTTGGATACTTTGCGCCGCAATACAGCGCTTCCGTGTTACGATGCCGTGCCGACGGATGCACCATCTCCGCTGCTGTTTGCGGAAGTGATTGGGAAACGGGATGCATCCAGCAAGACCATGTACAAAGAAATTTTCACTGTCCAAGTGCATGCCGTTGCATCCCCAGGGGATGCACGAACAGAAATCTACCAAATGATACAGCAGGTGGAGGAAGCTTTGACGGAGGACATTGTCCTGCCGGAACCGATCACCCTGGTGATGCAAACGGAAACCGGCGTACAATCCATGCAAAAAGAAGCAACAAACGAATGGCACGCCGTGCTAAGCTATGACCTTACGGTTAGCTATGGCTGGAAGTGTAAGATTTGAGGAGGTTTTAAACAATGGCAGATACAACATATGACAGCAATGTATATTGTGACTTTGCGGAAGCATCCGCCAAAGCCGGCAAAGATATTTTACTTTGCATCTGGAATACAGACGGCACCAAACTGCTGGCGATCAGTGGACAGCAGTCCCTAACCATCAACCGCAGTGCGGACACATTGGAAGTCACCAGTAAGGACACCCAAGGCGGCTGGAAGTCCCAGATTTCCGGCATGAAGGAATGGTCGATTGACAACGATGGTATTTACATGAACGGCGCAGAATCCCACAAACAGCTGCAAAAATATTTTGAAGGCGGCGATTTGGTGTGCCTGAAAGTTGTGGATGCGAAAGACAAGAAGCCGTTGTTCGGCGGTCTGGCATGCATCACCGACTACACCCTGGAAGCACCGTATGATGACAGTATGACTTACAGCTTGTCTTTTTCCGGCAACGGACCGCTGGTGGATTTGACTGCCTTGGAGAGCGCAGACGCTGCGAAAGTAACCGCTATGCCGGAATAAAAATAAGAGGAGGAATAGAACATGGAAACCTATGAATTAAATGGCGTGCTTTACCAGCTGCATTACAGCATCGGACGGCTGGAACAAATTGAGCAAAAGACGGGCACTTCCGCCCTGTCCATGCTGGTCAGTATGGGAAAATCCGTCTTGCCGCCAATTTGTGTGCTGAAACAGTATTTTGCCTATGGTTTGATGAATGATCAGGGCGTTTATGCGCCGCTTTTGGATGCAGAACAGTTTGCCCTGCGCCAGATGGAAACCATTGGCGTGCCGGGCGTGATGGAGCGCATCATGAACCAGCTGCAAACGGACTGCGGTTTTTTATTCCGGAGCACCTCGTCCGATTCGACTATCTAGGCGGGGCGCTGCCGGCAAAATCCCCGGAGGAGGAACAAGCTGAAGCAGACTATGCTAATCTGCTGGATTTTGCGTTTTTCGCTGTCAATTTCGGCTACACCAAAGCCGATTACCTGGCGCTGACGCCCTCGGAAAAGGCATTGATTTTAAAAGCCTACGAAAACAAAACGGTAACCGATACCACGCTGCTGGCGGCTGCGGTTGCCAATGCGGTGGGCAATGTTCTGCGCAAGAAGGGCAAACGTCCGCAAAAGCTATGGCACAAGAAACCGCAAAAAACCGACAAGGATGCGCAGCAGCGGCAGATCGCACAAGTCTTACAGGCAGAAGCACACGCTGGCACTGCCTGGGTGGAAGCCATTTACCGGGCAAACGGCAGGCAGTATCCAAGAAAGGAGAATGCGAATGCGGGAACGTGATTTTTACGCACAGGCAGCCAGCGGTATCCGAATTGCAACCGATTTACGGACGGCTTCGGGCTCCAGCCAGGTAGCAGGCGGCTTCCATACTGCCGGTGACTGGGGGCTATACTGGACGGATTTTAGCCTGACGGCGCCGGAGGTGGAAACCAAATACGTGACGGTTCCGGGGCGACACGGGGTTCTGGATCTGTCCGAAGCGCTGACCGGGAGCGTGGTTTATCACAACCGCACGCTGTCCGCTTCCTTTGTGTTTCCCGGTACCATGCCGGACTGGCACCAGCTGTATAGCGACATCGTCTCTGCTATTCACGGCAAGACGGTCAGCATAGTGTTGGACACCGATCCGGAGTATTACTACCAGGGTCGCTGTACGGTTTCCAGTGTGCGGGAAACGGCGCTGCACAGTACATTTTCCATTACAGCAGATGTGGCGCCGTATAAATATTCCTGCCGGATGTTTACCTTGGAGGACTGGCTGTGGGATCCGTTTGATTTTGTCAGTGGTGTCATTCCAGACTCGTACGGGAAAGTTTACATCGAGGATACCGGCACACTGACCATTCGGCTGAGTGGTGTACCGCCGTACGCCCTGCCGACGTTCCGGGTGAGTGCGGACTGCAACGTGGAATATCGTGCAGAAACGTATACGCTGCGTGCCGGGGAGAGCAACCGACCGCTTACGTTCACGAATACGGATTCGCCGACGATGACATTCACAGGCACACCCGGCACCTCTATTGAAATTGCCTATCGTGGAGGGATTTTGTAGCATGTATACGGTATTTTCTGTGCTGCATCGAGAAGAAGCGCAGCGTTATATTTTGCATGATCCACGGACTGCGGATTATCACATTTTAGATCCTGCTTTGGTGATGAAGGCAAACAAGTCTGGCAGTTTTTCCTTTACAGTACCACCCACAAATGCGCATAAGGATAAAATCCGGCTGTATGACTGCACGGTGATTGTCTATCAGGACGGCAGCTTCTTGTGGGCTGGCCGTCCCATTTTGTGCGAATCCGATTTGTACCACAACCAGCAATACACGTGTGAAGGTGTTTTAGGGTATCTATTGGATCTTCCAATCGGTAGTGTACCGGATACCAGCCGTACACCTTCCGGCTGGCTGCAATATGTGACCAGCCAAAATTATGCTGCGCTCTGCCGTGCAGCAGCTTCCGTAACAACAGATCAGCCGGGGGTCTGGAAAACAAAACCGGTTTATCCACATATCGCTCAGCGGCGCTACCGAAGTTTTTATGCAGCAGCTGACAGCGATTATGACCAGGCTCCTGTTTATGATAACTACGGTAACGAAACCGGCACCGAGGAGCGCAAGCTTCGCCGTTGGACGGAATCGGCTATTACGCCTATGGAATTTCTGCAAACCCGTCTGATCGATTATTTCGGCGGCTTCTTGGAAATTACAGAATCGGACAGCGAAGGCTCTGCCTGGGGCATCCGATACTGCGATCCGGTGAAAAACAAATCCAAGCAGGAACTTGCAATCGGGAAAAATATCCTGGATCAGACCATGGAAACCGATCTGACTGACTTTTGCACAGCCTATCTTCCCGTAGACAGTAACGGTAATGCACTGCTGTCCGCACCGCTTTCATGGGGCGCCCAATCCCCAAACGACAGCAGAATTGTTTGGAAGCCAAATGATGCGCAGTATGCCTGCCTATCGGAGCTGGCGCTGCAATATGGGCTGATCGTCCAAAATTTGACCGTGGATGAATCGGGGCTGCCCACTGACCCAACCGCAGAAGAACGGGAGAAAAACGCCAAGCAGGCAGTCAAGGAGGCGCTGTGGAACTTACAGCCGCCGTCCGATGTTCTGACTGTAAAGGCAGTGGATTTGCATCTGGCAGACAGTCAGGTGGAAGCATTTCGAGTGGGGCAATCCGTCTATGTACGGAACCTGGGCATCTGGGTGACCATCACGGAGCTTTCCATCCAGCTCAATGACCCGACGAGCAGCACCGTTACCATCAATGGAACATTGAAAACAATTACTAGGAAAGGAGGTTGATACATGTGTCCGATTATACGTTATCGGCAAAAATTACAGCGGACGTGTCAGGGTTTAAAAAAGGGCTGAAAGATGCGGAAAAAGCGTTGGAATCATTGCAGGATAAGTTTTCTGGTATTAGCAGTGCGCTAAGTAGTCTTGGCGATGGCATGTCAAAAGTTGGCGGAAAGCTCACCGCCATCGAAACCGCTGCCGGCGGTGCAGCGGCGGTCGGACTAAAAAAAGCAGCTGATGCCGCCATTGATTTTGACAGTCAAATGCGAAAAGTAGGTGCGATTGCACAGGCATCTGACAGCGATTTGCAGCGCTTGACGGATACAGCGCTAGAGCTAGGCGCTAAAACGTCTCTGTCTGCATCGGAAACCGCAGAAGCAATGACAGAAATGGCGGCAAAAGGGTTTGATGCCAACCAGATTATTGCATCTATGCCGGGCGTTATTTCCGCTGCGGAAGCTTCCGGAGAAGATCTGGCGTTGGTTGCTGATACGGTAACCAGTGCGATCAATGGATTTGGACTGGGCGCAGAAGATGCCACCCACGTAGCAGACGTGCTAGCAGAATCTGCAAACAAAACCGCTGCCGGCGTAGAGGATTTGCAGTATGCGTTTAAGTATGCTGCACCATCTGCCGCATCTCTTGGCATTAGCATGGAAGAGCTGGCCGCCGCTACGGGTGTCATGACAGACGCTGGACTTGCCGGTGAACAAGCCGGTACCACCCTGCGTGCCATGTTCGTCAAAATGGCAAAACCAACCGAACAGGCGCAGAAAGCCATGGACAGCCTCGGCATTTCCTTCTTCGATGCGCAAGGCAAAATGAAATCTATTGGAACCGTAATTGCAGATCTGCAAACAGCAACCGCCGGAATGACCGATGAAGCCAAGCAAAACGCGTTGGCGACCATTTTCGGGACAGAATCGCTGTCTGGGTTGCTGGCCATGATGAACAAAGCCCCTGGCAGCATCGAAGCCATGACGAAAGATCTGCAAAACTGCGACGGTGCCAGCCAAGCCGCAGCTGATGCCATGAAGGCAGGCGTTGGCGGTGCCATTGAAAACATGCAAGGTGCAATAGAAACATTTTCCATCACAGTGGGAGATTCCCTGCTGCCTGCCATCCAGACAGCGGCTGAAATTACCAGCACCGTATTTGACCAAATGACAAGCGGATTCAAAGAGAGCGGATTCACAGGGGCGATTGATGCGGCGATTGACACCTTGGGGCATTTTGCGGATGTACCGGAGCCGATTCGCCGCATTACAAACGCAATTGACGATGTACGGGACAAGCTGGAAGCAATTTGCAATACCAAGATGGATTTTTCCGGCATTCTTGCACCCATTGATGCCGTTACCGATAAACTGGAAAGCCTGCAAAGCGCATCCGGAGGCGGCATGCTGGATGGCGTGATTGATCTGCTTGACCGGTTGCGTGGGGCCATCAGCGGACTGGATGGG